TTCGTTGGTAATTTCTTATAGTACACGATCTGACTTTGCGCTGCTGCGATGCTTCCATATTTGTTGATTATGTATTTTTCAAAATTGTTTACCGTTAATGACCAATCATAATACGGATCGATTATGTTATTCACGAAGTATATAAGCCAAACATAATTTGGATCACCATAATAATCATATGCAAGACTGTCTGCAGTTTCTCCATCGCGTAATGTATATGGATAAAAAGCCGTTTGATCACGAGTCATTATCTCTGAAACGATTGCTCTACGAGTAATATCTACGGCTTTATTATTATTGTATGTTATTAATGGAAATGAATCGAAATAATACATTTAGCTTCCCAGGAACGAATTTTGCGATGGATATTCTTTATAATCTTCTGAAGTAAGAATTGCGCGTTCTTTAAATCTTACTTGAAGATCTACGACTACTGGAGCTCCAGTGTCCTTATAAAAAGCAGGATGACCATCTCCATCATAAGAAACAGAGATATCAGTAATAAACAATCCAAGGTCACTCATTGTTACTAAAGCAGGTTGAAATAATATATTAACTATTTTTGGATAATTTAAAGCATAGGCTGATCCAAATGTCTTTGATGGTAGAGCAAATGACTTAAATCTTTGAATGATCTGATATATTAGTTGGCTTTCATACTGATTTTTAGCAATCATTCTCCACGAGAAAGTATGATCACGAATCTCTACGCCTTCAAATGCAACAGCTAAGTTTGGATTTACTACTGCTCCTGCAGCCAATCCAACTACACCAGCGTCAACACCAGATTTCATTCCAGTATATTTGTCAAGCAGCGCATCGCCTACTGCTACAGCAGACTCGGCAGTAGCTAGTCCTGCGGCGACTGTAGCACCTGCTGCTGCTTGTCCAGCATTTCCACCTCTACCAGCAAGTGTTGCTCCAAGACCGCCTAATGCTCCTAAAGTTTGATCACCAAATTTAAGAGCGTTAACATCTTGTAAACCATTATATGGAAGTGGTAAAATTATATTACACAGTGGATGATGAAAGTCTGGTTTTTGAAATGGATTTATACGAGTATATTCAGTAAACGAAATTATAGTAAAATTGTTATCGATGGTGTCATCATAAGGAAATTGTAGAACTTCACTCGTGAGGCCTCTTCGACTTTCGGCCACAACTGTTTGTGGGTCTCTGCTCTTGGCCATTTATATGTCCTGTTTTCGATAAATATCTGTGTTTCAAACTATTTATAGTACAAAGATGGCGTATAAAGGCTTTTTTAAACCCAAGAATCCAAATAAGTATAAGGGTGATCCTACCAATATCGTCTATAGAAGTCGATGGGAATCATTTTTCATGTCTAAATTGGATCTAAATGATTCCGTACTTGTTTGGGCTTCAGAAGAAGTCATTGTACAATATAGATCTCCATTAGATGGTAAGATACATCGATATTTTCCAGATTTCTATGTTAAGTCAAAAAATCCAGATGGAACTATATCAGAGATGTTAATAGAAATTAAGCCTCTAAAAGAAACACAAGAACCAAAACAAAACAAAAATAGAAACAGATATTTGACAGAAGTTAAAACATACGTTATAAATAAGACTAAGTGGGATTATGCGAGAGCTTTTTGCGCAAATAAAGGCTGGGATTTCATAATCGTTACAGAAAAAGATCTAGGACTTAACTTTTAATGGTTACACAAGTTGCATCATCCAGATATGTTTTTAGCGATATTTTAAAAAAAGGCGCTCAACGAGGCGTGCTTCCTGGAAGAACACAAGAAGCAAGCAATTGGTTTAGACAAAAAGCCAGAACATATGGATACGTAGACAGAAACCAATTATTAAGAGAAAAAACACAGTTTAGAAGCAAAATTGTTCCCGGATCGATGTACATGTTTTCTTATGTAGCAAAGCATAAAGATACATTGCCATATTATGATGCCTTTCCTGTTATTTTTCCTGTTGAAATGTATGTAGACGGATTCTTAGGAATAAACTTCCATTACTTACAACCTCAATTAAGAGCTAGATTAATGGACGCGTTATATGGATTGGTATCAGATCCTAAACTCACAGATAGCGCAAAAATTAATCTAAGCTATCAACTTCTAAAGGGCCTTTCTAGATATAAGTATTTTCAACCATGTTTAAAAAGGTATCTATATTCGCAGTTTAGATCAAAGTTTATCTATGTAGAGCCCGAAACATGGGATATTGCACTATTTCTACCAACAGAAAGCTTCCAAGGAGCTTCCAACAACAAAGTCTGGACAGATAGCAACAATGGCATTTAATATTTCAGATTTTATTAATAATGCTTCTGGAAGAAAGGCTTTTAGTCGATCTGCACACTTTCAACTGCAAATCGTTTTGCCACCGGCTCTTTCCGATAATTATAGTGCTAAGAATTTAACTTTTTCTGTCGCATCTGCAAATATTCCGGGAATAGGAATTGATACTACAGCTGTTAGACGCGGCGGCACATCACAATTAGAATATTTTCCAATAAATGTTACTTTTGGTGATCTTAACATGATGGTATTGAGCGACGGGCAAGCCGAGATGCTCAACTTATTCAAAGACTGGTTAGCATCAATTTATATGGTAGGCGGATTAAATGGCACTGCTCAAGGACCAAACGCTTTCATGGGTAATAGCTATCGTGTATCATATAGAGAAGATTATCAAGCTACAATATCATTAACACACTACAATCCAGAAGGCGATGAGATAGTCAAATACACGTTCTACGAAGCTTTTCCGGAACGTGTGTCTGATATGAATTTAAGTTGGGCAGCTTTAAACGAAGTCTTATCGATTCCTGTAACATTTAAATATAGATACTATACAACTAATTCGCCAAATACTCCACCAGCGAAGGTTGGAGTTAAACAACAAGCACAAGTCACCAAGTTACCCATTCAACCAGCTGCCAAAACAGTAAAAGCGGCTGTTCAGCCTTTAATTCCTGGCGGTGGATCATTTGGTGGTGGAGGTGCTACGGGATCATGGAGTTAAACAATGAGTCTACCTAAAATTAAATATCCAATTTTTGAATTGACACTTCCATCTAGCAAATCAAAGATTCAATTTCGACCATTTACAGTAAAAGAAGAAAAGATTCTTCTTATTGCTCAAGAAAGTGATGAACTAACAGATAAATTAAGAGCATTAAGACAAATTGTAAACAATTGCTGCTTAAATCTAGATCAAGATATTGGAACTCTACCGGCGTTTGATCTAGAATACGTTTTTCTAAAAATTAGATCTAAGTCTGTTGGAAATATCATAGAACTCACGTATAGAGACAACGATGATCAAAAAACATATGATTTTACAGTAGATATTGATACTGTAGAAGTAGAATTTAATCCAAATCATAAAAAGAATATCGAGTTGACAAATTCTTTAGGTATTATTATGAAATATCCCACGATCGAGATTCTAGAGCGTGCAAAAGTAGATACATCAGACACAAATTCAGTACTTACACTAGTATCTCAGTGCATCGATACGATTTATGATGAAGAAACGACTTATAATCCTAAAGAATACACAATAGATGAGCTAAAAGATTTCGTAGACTCATTATCTGCTAAAGACTTCGCAAAAATTACAGCATTCTTTGAAACCATGCCTAATATTAAACACACGCTTAAATATAAAGATTCAAATGGGACAGAAAAGACTATTGTTCTGCAAGGTATAGATGATTTTTTTCAATAAACGTAAGCTATAATTCATTAAGCAATTATTATGTACTGAATTTTAGTTTAGCGCAATATCATAAATATAGTATTAGTGAAATTGAAGATTTAATTCCGTTTGAGCGAGACATATATGTAATCTTGCTTCAACAACACATAGAAGAAGAAAATAATAGATTAAATCAAGGGGACTGAGTTGGTTAAGGCTGTAAAACAAATACTTTCAAATAGTGCCAACCAACTTTCTTCAAAAAGAGTTGTTACCATGATTTTTGTCGTGGTATTAGTAGTATCATTTTTTGTGTCTCAATTCACAACACACCAAGTAGATTCGCATCTATTCGATGATATTATGTATATTGTGCTAGCTGGTCTCGGTTTAACCGGAGCCGAAAAGATTACAGATATATTCAATAAGTAATAACATGGCAGAAGAAATTCCATTAGAGGGTTCTAAGTTTGTTAAAACCGATAAAGGTTGGGTAGATAAGAAAACTAAAGAACCAGCATCAGCCGATTATCAAAAGCTTTTAGATGTAATATCGAATAAGACAGAAAAGTCTGCCACTTCTGTAGCAGAACCCGTGACAAAAGCTGCTGGTGGATCAAAAATAAAGACAGGAATTGATCCTGCTCAACAAAATGCTAAGAAATTAGTTGAGCAAATATCTAAACTAACGGCTAGTATTGAAAAGCTAACAAAAAATCTAGAAAAAACTCAAAAGGAAGAATCTCCTGGAAAAGATCTTCCTCCAGACAAAAAAGCTAAAAAGATTCCAGAGCTTAAAGAAGTTCCGACTCTAAGAAGCGCGGCCAAACAAACTTTGTCTGAAGGATTTTTTGGAAAAAAGGATAAGTCTGGTGTTGTAGAAAAACCAGGAGCCGTAAGAGAATTTGCAGAACAAGTATTTCCAGTCAGTAGATTATATTTTTCTGCAAAAGATAAACAAAGAAATGCAATAGCAGCAAATACGATGCGCCAGGAGATGATTGATAAAAATAAAGCTACGTCAACAGCATCTGTCGTATCTGCACCAGATAAAGCTACATCAACAGCATCTGTCGTATCTGCACCAGATAAAGCTACATCAACAGCATCTGTCGTATCTGCACCAGAAATGGTTCCAGCGCAATCTAAAGTAACTAGAACAGCATTTGTAAAAGGTAAGTTCGCCGATAAAGATCAAAATACGCCTCAGGCTGCTTCTGCACCCTCTTCTGTGACTATTATTGGAGCTACTGATGATTTCTTTAGTAAATTAGCAAATGCAATAGCTGATTCCATATCGAATGCTATGAAATCTAAAGATTCAGAGAATAAAGCAGGCGCTGAAGAAGATAAGTTAAAATTAAAACCTAAAGAAGGTAATACTAAATTAGCTGGTGCAACTAAGATTGGTGGTGGATTTCAGGCAGCATCTGGAGATGTTATGCAAGGCGGACTACTTGGTGGTATAGCCGCGCTATTAAATCCAAAAGCAATTATGGATATGCTAAAAGGACTTGGCAAGAAGCTTCTCAAAGTAATATCCGATGTAGTAGAAAATATCGTTAAAATATTCACATCAGTATTTGATAGTGTTAAGAGTGTTGTACAAAATATAGCAAAAAGAATTGGTAGTATATTTGAAGGAATTATGGGGGCTATTGAAGGGTTAATTTCAAAACTTCCTGGTCCGATTAAGAAACTTCTTGGTGTAGGAGAAAAGGGTGTTGTAAAGGGAGCCGAAGGTACTGCAACTAAAGCTATATCAACAAAAGGAGTCGAAACTGCTGCAGCTAAAACAGCAATTAAAGCAGGAAGTAGCGTAGCAGGAACAGCTGCTCGTACCGGAGCAGGTATA